TCAGCGTCTGGACATTCGACCAAAGGATGTTGAACTTCGCCGTCTCGTTGCCCGTTTGCCCACGGGTATCGTCGCGGTAACGCTTGACGAGTTTCTTGACGCGCGCCTGCCACTTGGCGAATTCGTTGTCATAAGTACCTATCGCGCGGAGGTACTTTTCCAGTTCTTGGCTGACGCGCTCGTCCATCGGTTAATCCTTCTTGTTTCGCGCAGAGATGGCACGGGCCTTCGCGCGCGCGTCCTCTTTGCTCGACGCGCCCCATGCACGGAGGGCAAGCGCAAGGCGGGTCGGCTTGCCGCCTTTCTCCATCGGGCCAGCCATGTTGCCCATGCGTGCGAGGAAACTGGCACGGCGCGGGTTGTCGCCCTTCTTAACCGGGGGCTTGAGCGTGCCGCCCGTTTCGGCCTTATAGGACGCGCGGCCTTTTGCGTTAAGGCCGCCTTTTGCATTCTGGCCTTCTTTACGCTGCCACGCTGCGCTCATTTGTTTTCCTTCTTCGCGGTCTTGGCGCTCTCACGGAACGCCTTTGCGGTCGGCGCACCAGCCTCTCCGGGCTTACGCATACGCTCACCCGAGCCAGCCTTGATGCGCTCCTGCTTGGCTAGGATGTTCGCGTACAGGCCAGCCTTGCGACTCATTTGCTGAACAACCCGACAGCGAGAACCGCAGCGCCTGCGCCGGTCGTGACCTTCCACGGGCCGGTGGCGGCGTTGAGGCCGAGTTCCACCGTGTACACACCCACAGGCGTGTTGGCCGGGATGGCGAGGATGGTCGTGCTGCCGTCGATGATGCTGACGGTCGAGGTCAGCGCGGTCGATACCGTCACCACGATGCGGTGCAGGTAGTCGTTGGCCGCGCCGTTCGTGCCAAGCACCTGCGCGGTCTGCGAGGCGGCGACCGTCTCGTAGGGGTACTGATACGCGATGTTAACGCCACTCATATACGCGCCCTCCTAGAGACGCTTCGTTCGTGTACTTGCCACATATCGTCGAGGGTCACTTGGTTCTGCGGCCCAACGATTAAAACCTTGCTCTCCAACGGCTTCTGCGCGGCGGGTTCTTGTCGCCACGCAACGGCCAGCATACGAAAAGCGTCGGCAGGGTGTGATGTCCAATCGTGTCGGGGTGATGCCCTGAACGCTTTCTTGTCCTCATCATACTCCCGTTGATACTGCCGTAAAGCCTCTATGCCATCGGCGCATTTTACGGAGTTGAACCAACAACGGGGCAACATCTGGCGCACCGCTTGGATACCGTCCTGCAATCCGATGTCCGGCACGACGGCAAGGTGGCTGAACCCGAGGTGGTCGGCTAACTGCTCGACGATGCTCTTGCCGGTCTGCAGCGACTTGGCGCGCGCGTCATGCGGGAGGTAATGCTTGCCATATCGGTAACGGCGGTTAACGACAGTCTCTGCAATGGCGCGGATGTCAGCACCCGAGACGGCGTAGAAGTCGATGACGCGCACCTCGCCGCCGATGACCTGATACCACCAGATTGCCGTGTCGTCCCGATACCCCAAGTCCCATGCCGTGTGTACGGGGTAGGCGGGGTCGTACTGCACCTCGGGGGTGATGCGGCGCTCGGCTTGGCGCATCTCCACGCCGTAGAACGCGCCGAGGATGGCCGCCTCGAAACTGCACTCGTACTCTTGGAGGTACTGGTCGTCGGACAACTGCGCCTTTGCTGCGTTAAGTTCGCTCTGCGGCAACAGCCCCGACTCGCTGGCCGGCAGGCGTAGCAGAAACCAGTCGTCGGGCAAGCGCTGGGCGGTCTGGTATATCTCCCAGAACTGGTTCTTGCCCTTCGGCGTACCGGCGAACACCGCCCAGCCCTGTTTGTCCGACAGGGCAGGACGGATGACATTGCCGAATACGCTCGGCTTGAAGTCGCCATACTCGTCGAGATACACGCCCGAGAACCCGAGGCCGCGCATCGCATCTGCGTTGTCGGCTCCGAACAGGCTGACCTTTGCGCCGTTAACCAGCGTCAGGGTCATCTGGGCTTCGTTGGTGTCCTTGATGAGCGGTTCAGCGAAGAACTTGAAGTAGTCCCACGCAATGCGCCGTGCCTGATTCTGGTATGGGGCCACATACCCAAACAGACCGTTTGGCCCCTGATACATGAAGGCCGCTCGGATGATGTCGTTAACGGCGGCTACGGTCTTGCCAGCGCGGCGGTGGGCGACGAGGCATCCCCATCGCTTGGTGCGCTCATGGAACGGCAGGAAGGCTTTACGAGGCGTATACGGCAGCAGGACGCGCTGCTTCACTCCGGCTTGCCCCATGTCGCTTCAATTTGAATCTTGCCGCCTTCGGGGCCGCTGTGTTCATGACGCGCCAGTTTCGGCACATGGTACTCCAGCAGGTCGCTAAAGCACCGGAACGCCGCCTCTGCGCCCTTCTCTGCGTGAATCTCGTCTAGCCAGCCCTGCAAACGGTCGGCATTGCCGTCCACAAAACGCGAAATGGCTTCTCTCGCTAGTTGCGTTGACTTGTTCGGCAACCCTTTCGGCCTTCCGGGGCCGGGTTTTCTGCCCTTTTTGAAAGAACCTTCGTTAACCATGACGCAAGTTTACTTCCGTTCACCACGGCGCTTCAACGCCTCGGCGAGTTTCTTGCCTTTGTCCGCTTGATTGAACTCGCGGGCTACGCTCTGCGGTATCCCTACGCGCTTGGCAAAGGCGGGGTCGTGGGCGGCTGCGGCCATGAAACGGCGCTGTTTGTCGGAGGTGCTAGGCATTTACTTACGCTCTCGTTTTGTTTCGCCGTAAGCGGTTAACCCTGCTGCAATTTTTGTTGGCGGCAATCTTAATTGCGTTTCTGGATATGGGTCATCGGCCAACCCTTCCTCGATTACCCAGTCGGGCAGCAAACCTGTTTTTTGCGGGGCGTATTGCGTATCAGCACCGCTGGCGGTTTTGTTTTGTTTGCCGTATGGGCCGAAGTTAACCCAACTGTTCTGACCGCGCGTTTCCGAGGTCATGGCTTTGCGTGCTAACGGGCTATACATCGCAGAGTGCGCGCGCCATGCGTTTTCTTCACCGTCAGCACGGAACCCATGCCCGTATTTGATATGCCCAAAGTAGTCGTGAACGATACGGAAAATATCGTTGGCGGTTACCGGAACACCGTCGATGACTTCACCTGTTTTGCGAAGTAGAGGGTTGCCCGAAATGTCTACATGGGCGCTCTCGCTACCGCCGAACCCGCTTTCGGTGGGAAATACCCATAGGTGGTTGTTGTCTCGCACATCCATGATGGCAAGGCGAGGGCTTTTCGCATACGGGTCAGGCATATCAGGCCGAATAAACTCGACTTTCAAACCCGTTTTTTTGATTTCATTCCATTGGTCGAGCGTCTCATCAATCATTGCGTTATACGCCGCCTTTACTTTCGGGTCATCCGGGGCGTGTGGCATTTCGTCATAAGCCGCCGCAATCCGTGTTGCTCGTTCTGGGTTTACCTTCTTGAAAGTTTTCGGCGGTTGATAAGGCAATGCGTTTCGTGCCGCGTAATTTTCCGCAGCCTTTACGGCTTTTTTAACGGGGCCGGCGACATAGGGGCGACCGGCAACGGCAAGGGGTTCTGCGGGAGTGCCGATGAGGGCGGGCGTGCCACCGGCTGCGCGCGCTGCCGCTCTCTGTGCCTCTGCCATGCCGCGATTTCCTCCGGCTCGTCCAAGTGACTGTAATCCAGGGATTGACTTCGCATATTCCGCGCCTCTTTCAATGGTGGTTCCGATGCGTGTTGCGGGACCAGCGGGGTTAACAAAACTGGACGCAACATCTCCAATCGCTTCCATCGCATTGTCTGTACGCGGGTAAGCAAGTCCTGCTCGGGCGGCTTGGTCAATCATCCAATCCGAGCCGCCAACGGGAGTTTCTGTAGGATAACCAGCAGCCGCCATGCCGAGCGCCGCTATATCTACAGGCGCTCCAAGCATTCTGTATGGCATCCGAGTTGCGCCACGCCCGAAAGCCGCCGCGCCTTGTGCAACGGTTTGAGCGGACGGCATCGGGTCACCCGGCAATCCGAACCGTTCCTGATATTCGTCAGGACGCGCAACAACCGGAGTGTTAACTAATTGCGCCGCACGGTCGCGCATTCGCTGCAAGTAATTGAGCGCGGCGGCAACCCGTGATGGCGCGGGGCGAGGCATGGTTAACTCAAGTTTTCGAGTTTGTACTTGAGGCTGGTGACATCGTTAACCACTGCGTCGAACAGGTTAACGAGGTCTGTGTCTTTGGGCAGCGTCGGCTTGATTTCGTTGAGGAAGTTCAGCAGCCCTTTCACATACGCCTTGGGGTCGCGGTGCTTGTGGAATTCGACATCATAGCCGCTGATGATGCCGTATCTACCCTGATACGCCTCTGCGTAAGCGTCCACAAGGTCGGGGATGGCATCGTAATACTCGCCGAGCGCCTGATGCTGGGCGTAAGACTTCGTGGCGAGGTGCTGCAAATGCGTGATGGTCGCGCTGTGCAGCATCGTTCCGACGAACAGGGCGGCGTTTTTTTCGTGCGATGCCATAGCACCCCCATAGTGGTATGGGGATGCTAGACCCGTCAGGGTGGCAGCGCAAGTCTCTCCAACGCCAGCCACACGACGCGCGGCACAGGTGTACCGGCAGCATACCGGCGCACCGTGCGCTCGTTGATGCCGAGGGCGCGGGCCGCACCGCGCTGTGTGAGTCCAGCGCGGGCGAGGGCGGCACGGAAGTCAACGGCGGTCATCAAACGAGCCTGTAGCCTTGTCAATGGCATTACGAGCCGCCACCGCCGAACCGCTCAAGTTGCCCTCGTAGATGCCCAACTCTATTGCGTCTTGCAACAGAGCGCGGAGCGCGATTAGCAATTCGGGCGCGGCATTTGCCAAACGCTCCTCGCGTTGCACCGCCGCGTTGTGGTTGTCATCCATCGCCAGTTCGAGGGCGACCGGGATGCGCTTGATGGTGATGTGGTTGTAGGCCATGGTCGTATCTCCTGATGGAATTCGGATTACTTAACGGGGCGCAACTGGTCCATGACGGCTTCAAGTTTGGCGAGAGCCTCGGCCTTCTTCGCCGCGTCGATGTCGTTGTTGAAGTACAGGACGCCCCAGTGGTTATTGAGGGCGAGGTTGATGAGGGCAGCCGCGTTGGCCGGGACCGAGATGGTGATGTCGTTGTTCATGGTCAATTACCTCTCTGTGGTAAGCCAGCACCGTGCTGGTATGGGTGAACTATAGGGCATCCCGCCCTACCTGTCAACACCCCCTGCAACTTTTTTTTTCACCAGGGTAAACTGGGGTCATGGACACCATTTCCGAGGGCTACCGCGCCCAACAGGTCGAACTGCACACCAACCCCAACTACGGGGTGGCCTCCCTCGCCTTTGCCCCGCTCGTCGCCAAATTGGCTGTGGATAACGGGGTTAAGTCCATCTCGGACTACGGGGCAGGCAAGAAGCACCTCCAGACCGCCCTACAGGGCGCAGGGCTGGACTTCGACTACCACCCTTATGACCCAGCCTTCCCGGAGTATGGGCCGCCCACAGAGGCTGATATGGTGTGCTGCATCGATGTCCTTGAACACATCGAACCCGACCGGCTCGACGCTGTGCTGGACGACCTCGCCCGTATCATGCCCCGGCTGGGGTTCTTCAGCATCCACACCGGGGAGGCGGTCAAGGTGCTGTCGGATGGCAGAAATGCCCACCTCATCCAAGAACCCGCACGCTGGTGGCTCCCACGGCTCTGTGAGCGGTTCCACATCCATCACCTCCAGCACCACCAGATGATGGGTCAGGGCTTCTGGGTCGTCGTCAGCCGCGCCTGAAGCCACGCCACGGTTTCGGCAGGGTCACGGGCTAGATACCACATTTCGAGCGGCTCAAACGCCTCCCTAAAGCGTTCCTGACCCTGCCGTAGCCTACCCTTCAGGGTCTTGATTTCGAGGAAGGCGGCAAAGCCGGGGGCGACCACTAGTTTGTCGGGTACGCCCTGACCTGCTAACCCAAGGTCGTAGACCGTGAACCCTGCCGCCCTGACGGCTTCGGTAATGGCGGCATCGTTGGCATCCCGTCGTGCGGCGTATCGCATCAGGGCTGACCGTCTGCGTATTCGTACCAGAGCCGGTAAGCGGTGATGAACTCGTCCACGCCCTCTCCGAGCATGATGGGTTTGCCGTAGGGTGGAATGAAGTAAAAACTGTGGATATGCAGCCCGTCGTCCGTGTCGCCCCTCACCACCCACACTTGGAACCCCGGCGTACCCGCAAGTGCCTGTAGGGTTCGGCGTAGTCCTTCGGACATCGACTCGTTCTGACGCTTCCACTCAAGGACGAGGAACTTGCCCTTGCGCTCGATGATGCCGTCGATGTTGCACGGCGTGACCTTCGGGTTCTGCGGGAGCAGCCCGAGGAACGCGCCGTAGTCGATGTGCGGCGCGTCACGGTTCTTCATCAAGCGTTCAAACTGCACGGCGTTTCAAGTCATGTGCTGCACGCTGCGGAGATACCCACCCCGCGCGCGTCTTTTTCCAGCCCTGCGACTTCAGCAGTTCCTCGCTACCGCACGCGCGGATGCGGTGCTGGAGGATGCTTGATGCGCCGAAGAACTTCTGGCCGCATTGTTTGCAGGTACGGGTCACGCCTCCTCCCGCCGCAGCGCGGCTTCAATCTCTTTCGCTGCCGACTGCAATCGCGCTACGGTGATGTTGTCGGTATCGCACTTCCAGAACAGCGCGACGGCCCGCGAGTACCACAGTCGATTCTCCTCCCGCAGCCGCTCGTTCTCTGCTCTGGTGTAGTCGATGCTGCTCTGTCGTAGTTCGTCCCGCAGCCGCCCAATCTCGGCATCGAGTTCCGCTTCCCGCTCCTCAAGCCGTCGCAGCATCGCAGCCTGCCTGTCGCGGGTGGCGGTCAGGGCTTCGTTCTCGGCGTGTAGAACGGCGAGTTCTGTTGCTGAATTAATGACCATGTCCTTCACGCCGGAGTCTGTAATGCTGTCGGCATGGAGCAGCAGCAATTGAGACAACGCCAACGCCTCGGGCTTCTCGTTCATGTCTTTCCCTCCTTCATCGCCGCGTCGATGGCGGCGTCGAGTGTTTCCCCAGAAAATCCAGACGGGTCGCACCCCCGCAGGTAGCGATACCGCTCCGCATCCCGGCGCAGGGCTTCGTCCGCCCGCTCCCACCCCATGTCCCGCAGCACATCGGCCTCGGCCTCGCCTGCACAGACTCGGCTGTATGCGGTTTCGAGCCAATGACTGCCGATGACATAGCCGGGGTGCTCCTGCTTCG